CCGATCTTGGCGTCTCCTGCCCCATAAAGAAAAGCGTAGATGAAAGTCTTTGCTTGATCTCTAGTGTCAAGGCCCGCAGCCAACTGGTTTGCCGTGTGTATATCTCCGTTGAGTATTTCATTAGTGTATCCCTCATCGTTCATGTAGTGTGCAAGCATACGTAGCTCAAGACCGCTTGCGTCCATACCTACTAACTTGTATCCCTTGGGTACAGTCCAGACATCTCTACACTCTCTGCCGTAAGGCGAGTAGACTGCTGGCACCTGTCCCATGTTAGGACTAGAGTGTGTCATACGTCCCGTCACAGCACCGTTGGGATTAACGTAACCATGTACTCTACCTTCATCCGTGACTGCGTCTAACCAGCTCTGCACCTGTGCGATACGCTTCTGTATCATCAGGTACTCACCAATCAAAGACGCTTGTGGTATGCCCTTCACTTCCCGCAGCACTGCCTCATCAACGATGGCCTGTCCTGTCTCAGTAAATTGCTTAGGCTTCCAGCCAAAGTATTGTAAGTATCTTCCTATCTGCTGTCGTGATCCTAAGTTAAACGCTGGGAAATCAATGCGACTAAACTCACCACCGACTACTTCCCAACTGTCACCTAAGAACTTCAGACCCACAACTGACATCGCCCCATCCTTCTTAATCTTAGGGCATACTTGTTTTACAAAAGTAGGTAAAGGTTTAAAGACTTCATGTACCTCATCCTCTAAGTCATACTTCTTTTCTTTAAGTTCAGCAAGTAAGACAAAGGATTTCTCTTGATCTAAAGTCCAGCCTCTTTTAATTTGCTGTGATATAACTGCTTGCACTCGATGCTCAAGGTCAATACTCTCACTTCCAAAACCACTAAGCTCAGAAAGTAATCCCTTGTACACCAGTTCATTAACGCTAACATCTTGCTTACCGTACTCCACCATGTCTTGCGTAAAATTATCCCAATCATCATGCTCTCCTTTGGGGAAACCTAATCGCTCACCCCAATTTTTTAGTGAATGCCCTCCATCCCGTGAAGGATTAGCAAGGCGTGACATAACTAATGTATCTGATACCAGACACTTACTAAAGTCAGTAGCTAACAACCTTTCGCAGACAGGTATGTCAAAGTCAATAATGTTATGTCCAATTACTCTGCACTCTCCCATGTCTTTAATGTACTGGCTAAAGGCAGAGACTGTGTCGGCTGAGAACAATACATACTTACCTGTATCTCTCTCGTAAACCCATACTAACCATACTTTGCTGGGGTTTAAACCGTTTGTCTCAATGTCAAATACTATCTCTCGCATTTAAAACTCCGCTTTGTCATCCGATGCTGGACAGGCTGTCTCAATCATACGACCTGATTCATTATCATAGTACAAGTAACAAGCTGGCCCTGTCAACCCTGCAAACCTGTTCTTCAGGACACGAACGGTAGTAGTGTTACGGATAGTAGCATCGGCATGTTGTTGGTCACGCTCTAAACCAATCACCATGTCACTGAGCTGTGCGATTGCTGCACTGCCTCGTAACTCACCTAAGCTAATCTTACCTCCGTCCTCATGCGCCTTCTGACCTGATGGTCTGCGGAGGTGTGACACTAAGAACAACCCAACGCCTGTCTCTTGTACAATCTTGCGAAGGTTAGTCATGATACTGTCGATAGCCTTACGCTCGTCACCGTTGGACTGATCACTGACTACAATACTGAGGTGATCCAAGATGATCCACTTGCAGTCAAGACCCTTGGCCATGTAGCGTATGCGTCCTAACAGATCGTCCTCACTGGTACTACCGAAGTGATCCAGTAACTGCAAACGACCTAACCCAAACGTCTGCTCCCAATAACCACGCTCTGCCTCTGGTGTAACCTTGGCGCGTACCTCTGGTATGTGCAGTAGCTTGTTGGCTTCAATGGACATGATACCTAACGTAGTCTTAGGGATGTCTTCCTCTAGTGCTAGGATACCAATGTTATCTTCCGTGTTCTTCAACAAGTAATGCTCAAGCTCTCGCATGATCTGACTCTTACCCATGCCTGACCCTGAGGTAATGGTTACTAACTCCTTACGTCTGAAGCCGTAGGTAAAGGAATTCAAGCAGTCCCAAGGATAGGGTATGGATTTGACATCCTTCTGCTCTTGAAGTAAATCCCATGTGTCTAAGCCTGAGACAATGCCGTCAGGTCTAAACGCCTTGGCATTCCACCACTCCTTAACAAACTCTGCAACCTTGCGAGACTTAAGCATCTCGCCTGCGTCCTTCATAGGTAGCGTCACGTTCTTAGCTTTGTTGGGGGTGAAGAGATTAAGCACTGCCTTGGCTGCTTCCGTTCCTGCCTTGTCGTTATCGAAACAGATGACCACGTTGTCGAAGGTCTCTAGCCACTCTAGGTTTGCTTTGATGTCTTTGGCTGCACCGGCTGCTCCTGATCTGATGCTGACTGCTGGCCACTTTCCATCGAACATTTCGTTGACAGCAAGCGCGTCCGCCTCGCCTTCTGTAACCGTGATGTATTTACCACCTGACTTGAACGCCTGTTGGCCGAAGAGACCCGCATTATTAAACTCTCCTGTTGCATAGAAGGACTTGTTCTCTACGATGCGTACCTTAGTACCTGTTGCATCGCCTGTGTCCTTATCGTAGTAAGGGTAGTGGTGCTTAGAGATAGTGCCGTCAGGCCCATACTCTACTGTGACACCGTATCGTTTAGCTGTCTCTTGATTGATACGCCTATCGGAGATTGCTGCTATTACACCTGTCATTTCTAATTTCCTCGCTGGTGTGGTATGGATTCTGGTAACTGTGCCATCGCCCCGTTCGTAATGTGAACAGCCGCCTGAGAAACAGACGGCGTGTCCATCGGAGTACCTAGCCAAGTTATCCTTAGAGTCACACGAAGGGCATGACTCATGCTGGACAAAAGTGGACTCCGATTCCATTAAAAGTCCTCGCCAGCTTCTTGCTCTGCTACTTCCAAGACCTTGATCTTGTTGAGGTATGTACCTACACCATGTACAGGATGCGGTTGACCCTCTGCCCATAACAGTCTGACCTTGCTGCCTCTACCTATGCGACCAGCAAACGGCTCACCTTCTGCGTTCATTACTGGGACATCATACTTGGTACTAAACTTACGTTGCTTTGTACCTTCGTACTCACGGAGCTTAATGCCTGCTGACTCTAACTTCTCTGCTGTTGAGTCATCAACGCTAATGACAACTGAGTACTTGCCAGTGGATTGACCCTGATACATCTCGTGGGTGTCTAAGTTTTCAAATGCGATTGTACCTTCTACTACTGCCATGGTTACTTCCTTCTAGGTTATTTGCTACTACTTAAGTAGCGATTGATTAAACTTTAAAGATTATTATTAAACATTTCCTTTGCTTACCTAAGTATTATAATCGTTAGTCAAGAAGCTGTCAAGCTCGTTCTCACTTAAAGTTTGACTAAGTGCTGTGATTATTTCTACTTCATTAATTGCATCGTTGGAGTGTGAGTAACAGGTGTTACAAAGATCAGCATGGAGGCCAGTTTGTTTGTCCCTCCGCTTCAACTCGTACTCACCTAAGATTACGTCACATGCTCTGCATCTACTCATCTCTAAATACCTCGTTATGTTTGTTGGCCATGTGCATATATGGGTTGGCATAATACTCATCTCTTACCTGCCTAGCTACTCTCTGTGTCAGCTCAGATAAAGACATACAGTATACCTGATACTCGACCAGTTCGTCAACCATGACGTGGGCTGCGGGTTCGATCCAGTCATTCTGATCGTACTCATATCCTAACAAGTTCTCTTTAATCTTACTCATCTATTTCTATCTCCTCGTATATCCTACCGTATGTGATTAAGCACAGAGGCAGGCTGATTATTGTACCCATGAAAGGTAAGGCACTCTGCTCACCCGTGATAGTGTTAAAGACCCAGACAGCACGACTGTCAGCAAACTCAAGATCAAAGCCTACACCTAGTCTGTACTCTATAGACAGCAAGCGTCCAAATAAAATCATGCTACTAAACTCCTGCTCAACCACTCAGCGGACAGCTTAGCGCCAGAAGTCTCCATTAGAGGCCATACAAACGCCCTGTCAGGGCTTCTAATCTCACGGTCACCAAATGACTCAGCAAAACCAAAGCGATTGTGTAACGTGGTTTTAGCCATGTCTGTGATCAATGCTATTTGAGCTAGACTATACGTTTCCCCGTAAATCATACGCTCGTTGGAGCTGCGGTTTATATATGTTCTGTTCCTCATTAGGTGTTCTCCTCTGTCCATTGTA